AATGCATTCTGGTGAACCTTTCACTTTAGTCGGTAATACTTTGTTCGGAATGTTTGTGATAGCCAATGCACTCGATTTCGATTCGCTCGCCTATGCTGCTTTTAAAGGCGACGACTCAGCTCTATGCGGTATGAACGTTCGTTTCAACAATGACGCAATGCGCTGGTGTAAAGATCGAGGATTGCAATTGAAAGACGAATATCCGACTCATATGGAATTCACCGGTATGTTGGTCACCCCGTTTGGCTATTTCCCGGATGTTGTTCGGAAATCAGTTAAATTTTTGTCGACTGTCTTTCGTGACTCAACACACTACTACGAAGCCGTCAAGAATCTCAATGCTGATTTGGCGTGTATCACTTCTAATGAACATGCCCATTATGGCGCGGCCGCTCTTTCGCATTACTATACAGAACAAGGACGCACAAACTTTATATCACCTGAACACGTCTTTTCCTTGATTTCTTTCTTAGATTATCAAACTCGTGTCACATATACAGACCTGCCATCCTTTGATAGAGACGTACTCACCTTCAGCCACTCGGATTTTCCGAGTGCGTCATAATAAAGGGGTTCTACTTATATCATCATCATACATTACAAAACTGTCTCGCAAATGTCGCTCCCTACTGAAACACCCGCCGGACGAGCCTGGGCAGAGAAATACCTCCACCCTCCCTCTGTCAAACGCAACGGTTATCAAGGAACTCCAGACAATAACATGTGCCCGGTCACAACACTCGAGCTCGACTGTATTCAAAACATTTCACCAGCCTTTAAATTTGGCACCCCAGCAGTCCACTACTATTCCACTGACGTGCTCTTCTTGCAATCTTCTGGTGGCCGAGTTGTCAATTACGTGTTCGTGCGACACCCTGACATCGCCAATGGTAATTGGATCCAACACCCCCAAACACCCGCTGTCGTTTTCGATCAATATGACTTCGACGGATCCTGGGGCAATGATGTTGCTCTCCTACGATTGGGTTATAAGTCAGTGACTTATTATCTCAACGCCCCTCAGTTCAACGACCAAGGAACTGTCACCGTAGCGCAGTTTCGACCCAACATATTTACGTCTAATCAATCTGTGCTAGCAAATGATCCGACCAAGACCGTCATGAATAAACGTTTTGGCTCTACAGCCGATTACAATGCGCAAATTATCGATCTAGATCACATCGAAGGCGGCCCTTTCACTGGCCAGTATGTACCATCTACCAGCACAATGATTCAACAATCTTCGCCCAAAGCTGTCACTCACATGGCTCGTGACGGCGCCTTTGTACCTCAACATTGGAGTCAACCGATAAATCTATTTTACAATCAACCCGACGGTATGAACGGCTCGCAATTCGATATGGTACAAACATATATCCGATACATTATCGGTGACCATTCTGAGCATTTGTTGCCGCTTTACAACGCACCACGTGTTACTCCTGAAACTTTGGAGACACGCTCCGACACTGTCTGGTCAGATTTCTCGTGGGCCTATGTCATGTTCTCTGGTTTGTCTTCGCCGGACCCAGCCAACATTGCTAATGCCCCCTATATTACCGTAAAAGGTTATGTGGGCGTAGAGGTTCAACCCTCCGTTAAATCTTCTTTTGTCTTCTTCCAGAGCCCTGCTCCAATTCCAGATGATCGCGCCATACACATGGCAGCTGGTATTGTTCATCAGAAACCTGATGGTTTCCCGTCCAGCGCCAATGACTTCGGTTCTATTATCGGCCTCGTTGCTAATTTTGCACCTAAAGTTATAAACTGGCTTTCGAATGCTTTTGCCGCCAACAAGACTACACCAGCTATCAAACAAGAAGTTCGCGCCGAAGTTAAGAAGGACGTTAAGAAAGTTCTCAAATCGAAAATTCCGGCACGTATTCCTCCTTCTCAATCAAAAGTCGCACCACCAGTCAAGCGCAAACAGCTACTTAAGACTTACCGACAACGG